GTCCCCCCCCCCCCGGGGGGACATGGGTCCTTCCCCGACGAGCCCTGCGGGTGACGCGCAACGTGCATTGGTTCGCTAGTTGGGACAAAAAATCCGAAGTGTTTCACTTCGACACTCATCAGGACCCTTGACAGCGTGTCCAAATGACACATATCTTCGGGCTCGAAACAGAGAAACGGCTGTTTTGGGCCAGATGAGCCCCCAATCCTGTCGAATCGGCGGGTAGGGGGCTTTCTCATTGGAGGGAGGATCAATGGCACTCAGCACGGCCGAACGGGAGCAGCTTCAAGAGCTTCGGGATGCGGCTTACGCCTGTCTTCTCAGGCTCTTGTCTGGCCATGCCGAGGGCGAATTCAACGGTCGGCGGTACCGGGAACACGACATCGACAAGGTCCGAAGGATTTTGGACAAGCTCGATGAACAGTTGGCGAGGGACACCGCGGGCGGCATGAGGGTGAGACAGGTGGTTCCGAATGGGTAAGGTGACAATGTCGGGGGACTCCCGGTCCGTCCGACTGAATCTGATCGATCGGGTAGTCTCCTACTTCAATCCCCAAGCCGGGAACGCGAGATTGGCCGCGAGGTTCGGTCAGGCCCGAGCGATGGATATCGCCGCGAGCTTAGGCTATGTGGCCGGTCGCCATGACCGGAAATCCATGCAGGAATGGGATCCGGTCGCGTCCTCCCAGAACGACGAATTTCTGTACCAGAGTGAAACGATCCGGGCGCGGTCCCGGGATCTGGCGAAGAATTCTCCGATCGCCGCTGGCGCATCGAACACAGGCACGACCCACGTCATCGGTACTGGTCTTCGGCTCCATTCGCAAATCGACTCCACCTACCTGGGTCTCAGCGATGCCGAAACCGAGACAAAGCAACGTGATCTGGAGCGGCTATGGCGGATGGTGAAAGATCGTCTCGACTACGAGGGCGATGTCACCATGACCGATCTCCAAGCAATGTGTTTCCGGGGGGCGTTTGAGAGCGGAGACATCCTGGCGGTGCGTCGGCGGGATCAGAGAGCCGGAGATATCCTCCCCATCAAGGTCCAACTCGTCGAAGCGGACCGGATTTCGAATCCTGACGAGGAGATGGACACTGAAAAGATCAGCGGGGGTGTCGAAGCGAATCGATTCGGGCTCGTGGTCGCCTATCATGTCGCCGATCGGCATCCCGGCGACGTTCTTTTGAACATGGGGGTGACGAAATGGTCCCGAATCCCGAAAGTGGGACGCGGCGGCACCCCCCTATCCCGGCTCATCTTTGACAAGAGGCGCCCCGGTCAGCGGCGTGGGGTCCCCGCGCTGGCCCCTGTCATGGAGCCCCTGAAGCAGATTTCCCGCCTCACTGACCACGAATTGGCGGCGGCGGTGGTATCCTCCCTCTTCACGGTGTTTGTGAAGACGGAGAATCCATCGGCCGGGGGGCTCCCGTCGGCGCCGGAGGGCACCGCGACGGGGGATTTGCCGAGCAAAACGGGCGACGTCTACCTCAATCCTGGCGCCATTGTGGATCTACTGCCCGGCGAAGACATCATTACGGCTTCGCCGAATCGGCCCAATGGCCAATATGACCCGTTTTTCCGCTCCATCGTCCAACAGATCGGCATGGCGCTGGAGATGCCCTACGAAATCCTCATGCATTTGTACCAAAATTCCTATTCGGCGTCTCGGGCGGCACTTCTGGACGCCTGGAGGTTTTTCCGGGGCCGGAGGAAGTGGATGGCCGACAATTTCCTCCAGATGGTCTACGAATGGGTGGTTCTGGATGCCGTTTTGGAGGGATATCTCGATCTGCCCGGATTTCTCGTGGATCCCATGGCTCGATCCGCGTGGCTGGCCTCTTCCTGGGTCGGTGACGCGCCGGGAGCGATCAATGAGAAGGATTCAGCCGAAGCTGCGGTCATCCGACTCGATGCGGGCCTCTCCGATCGCACCACAGAAGCCGCGGAGATGAGCGGAAGGGATTGGAACTCCGAGATCCAGCCCCGGAGAGCGGCAGAACGGCGCCGTCTGGAGGCGGACGAGATGCCATTTTCGGCCAGGGGGCAGGATCCGGCTGCGCCGACTCAAGAATCCAACGAAACCCAGACGGAGGAGGACGCCGCATGAGTCTCGCTCTGAACTTCGTCGAGTCTCGGTTCTGGGCCATTCTGGACGAGTATCTCCATCTGATCGGTGCCATCGCGGATCGGGACGCGGAGTATCAGTCCGCCATGGTGGAGATGATCGAGAAGAGGTGGGGGAAACCCGTTCCCGGTACCGTGGAAACCTTCCAGCGGGGAGGGGTCGCGGTGATTCCGGTCGTGGGTCCCCTGTTCCGGTATGCCAATCTCTTCACCGAGATCAGCGGGGCGACCTCCTTCGAACGGCTCGCACGGGACATCGGGATGGCCATGGAGAACCCGGATGTCGAGCGCGTGATTCTGGACATCAATTCCCCTGGCGGCGAGGTCGATGGCGCCTCGGAGACCGCGGCTTTGATCGCATCCTTTCGCGGCGTGAAGCCTATGACCTCCTACGTCTCCCATCTCGGCACTTCCGCGGCTTATTGGCTCGCCAGTGCAGCCGATGAGGTATGGGTAGCGGACACGGGACTCCTGGGGAACATCGGGGCCGTTCTCGGCGTGGTGGACCGGAGTGCCCAGGACGAGAAGCGCGGGATCCGGCGCATGGAGTTCGTGTCGAGCGTCTCCCCGGACAAGCGGGTGGACCCATTCTCCAGCGACGAGTCGGAAGCCACCAAGGCCAAGGCAAAGCTCCAGGGGCTTGTGGACCGGCTGGGCATGGTCTTCGTCGGGGCTGTGGCCGGATACCGGGGAATGAGCGAAAACGATGTCGTATCACTCCGGGGCGGCATTCTCGTCGGTCAGGATGCGGTGACAGCGGGCCTCGCCGACGGGGTCGGGACCCTGGAGGGGTTGTTCGAGCGTTTTTCTGGCGAGGCCAGGGGGCCTACTGCCGATTCCATGAGCCTCGCAGCCAGCGGGCTCGATTCTACAACGGAGGAGAATGACATGGCGGATGGTGAAGAGACCCGGACGGCTGAGGTCCCCGTCATCGATCTCGACTACCTGACATCGAATCATCCCGATCTCGTCGAGCAGATCAGGGCGAGCGGGGCCGAGGCAGAGCGCGGCCGGATTCTCAAGATCCATGCGCTCAACGCCCACGGGTTCGATGAACTGAAGTCGAAGTTGATGGCTGACCCCTCGGCCACCAGCGGTTCCGCAGCGGAGCAGATCCTCAATGCCCGCAGCGAGCAGGAGGCCCGGCGTGCCCAGACCGCGAAAGACGCCCTCGATGCCGACGAAGAGGATCTGAACGACCTCAGCGCGGCCACCCTGCCCTCCAAAGAGGGCGAGACCGAAGATCAGCTTGCTGCGTCCGTGTTGAAGTGGATGCCCCAGGTCCAGGCCGAAGCCTGAGACCCCGCTGATCCCGAGAGATCACATTCGCATCGACTCGTGAAGGAGGAAGAAACCAATGGACGCGGAGTTTTCGAGCACCAGCAGCACTCCTGACAATCTCCTGGCGGAAGACGCCGTCGCGATGCCCATCACGCTTCTGAGCGGCGAAAGCGTGGTGCGTGGTGAGGTGCTGGGCGAGGTGACAACTGGCGGGAAGTTCAGGGCTTCACTGGCCGCAGAGACCGACGGATCCGAGGTCCCCAGGGCCATCGCAGCCGAAGACATGGACGCATCCCTCGCAGACAAGGCGATGCATGCCTATCTCGAAGGCAAGTTCAATCAGGACGCTCTGACGATCGGGACGGGGCACAGCATCGCATCGATCAAACAAGACCTCTGGGACTTCAACATCTACATCCTCGACCCGGTCACGAAGACCCCGGTCTGATCCGGGCTTTCTGGCTAGGCATGACAACACGCTGATACGAGAACTTCAACGCGGAGGACAACAACGTGGACATCTACACAACCGGCGTGCTTGCCAGGGTCGTGAGGGCACTGGAGATCGATCCGGCAGCGTTCTTTCTGAATCGGTATTTCGGCGCCGAGATGGCCGAGGAGTCGGAGGAGATCCACTTCGACGTCACGGACGAACAGCCCAGGATCAGCCCCTTCGTCAGTCCCCTCAAGGCGGGCCGGATCGTCGAGCACGAGGGGTACACCACCAACATGTTCAAACCGGCCTACATAAAGGATAAGAGAATTTTCAATCCTGATGCCCCGGTGAAACGTGTCCCCGGGGAAGCGCCCCTGGGCAACCTTTCCGCTGCGGAGCGGACCCAGCGTCTCCTGGCCCAATCTCTCGCGAACCAAAACCGGATGCTCACGCGTCGGGAAGAGGTGATGGTCAGCGAGATCCTGAGAACGGGGGCGGTCACGATTTCCGGCGAGGGCTTCGAGGATGTCGTGGTCGATTTCGGTCGCGCTGCCGCCCTGACGGTGGCCGACCTCACGGGCACGAACAAGTGGGACGACACAACGGCTTCCGATCCCATCGGCGACATCGAGACCCTGGCGGGCCTGATCCACGACAACGGTGGTGGGGTGGCCCGGGAAGTCATCATGGCGGCCGACGTATGGCCGTACTTCCGGCAGCATGACGATGTCATCCGGCTTCTGGACACCCGGCGCGGTTCGGAGTCCAGGGTAGAGGGCGGTCCCATCGCCCAGACCCGGGTGAGGAATCCGGGGAGCATCGGAGAGTTCGACATCTTCGTGTACTCCGATGCCTACATCGATGAGGATGGAACCGCGGGCAACATGATGCCGAGCGGGGGCGTGCTCGTCGTGAACGGCGCCGATCTGGAGGGTGTGAGGCACTACGGCATGGTCAAGGATTATGCCGCCAACCATCGCGCCCAGCGGCTTTTCGTCAAGTCGTGGCTGGAGGAGGATCCCTCCCAGCGGATCCTGCTCATGCAATCGGCTCCGTTGCCCGTGCCCTACCGTCCGAATGCCAGTGCCTTCGTGGACGTGCTGAACGGTTCATAACCCGGATGCACTCGGCCGGTTGATCCTAGCCAACTGGTCGAAGGCTGGGTTGGGAGTACCCCGGGTGGGGGCTCCCAACTCCAGCCGCCCCCGGGAGGAAGAGGCAGACGAAATGGTAAAGGTCACGGCGAAGAAGACGGCAAAGATCGGGAAACGCTGGCGCTACATCGGGCAGACGTTCGACGTAACCGAGGAGGATCTGGAGCGACTCCAGGGAACCGTGGAACTGACGCTCGACGCTGCCGGTGAACTGGTGGAGCAGGAGGTGGAGGAGTTCACCCCGCTGCCCGGTGATTTTCCTTGCAGAGACCTTCTCTTCTCTGCGGGATACCCCAGCATCGAATCCGTGGCAGCACTCGAAGATTTGACGTCCATCAAGGGTATCGGACCGAAAAGTGCGGCCTCGATTCTGGAGTTCCTGGCTCATGACCGTTGAGTTCTTCCCCGATACGACAATCCAGACAATCATCCGCAATACGGATGGTAAGAAGGTCGTCTATCGCGGTCAGGAGGCGTGGTTTCATGTGGAGGACCCCTCCTTCGACGATGTATTCGGGGGCACGGGTGGAGGGGTCCAGGGCATCGCCAAGGTGCTGATCGGTAGTGCCCATGTATTCCCCAACCTCGAAGAGAACACCCTGATCGTCGTGGAGGGGGAGGATTTCCTCGTCGGCGATTGGAAGACACCCATCGATGGCGGGGTGATCTATATCGCCCTGAAGACCAGCACGAGAACGTGATATGGCCGATTCGATCGGAACCACAATCCTGAAGGCCATGGAGACGCGGCTGAAATTGGCTACCGTCACCATCGACGGCGAAGCGTTTACGCCGCCGACGGGCCTCGTGGTGGAGCGGGAACGGGTCGGCGTGATTCAACCCAAACACGTTGCGAACGGCCCGCTGGTAGTGATTCACCGTACCGGACAGGAACCCACGGTGCGGAATCACCACAAGAGCAGGATGCTTCTGCGGGTCATGGATGTGGCCATCGTGATTTCGGCATCAGCCGATTCGATGAAGAACAGCGAAGCTCTGGACCCCCCTGCCAATTGGGTCGTCCAGGCATTGCAGAGCGAGCCTACGTTGAACGGGCTCGCCCATTGGATCAGCGAGGAGGGGGAGGAGGATCTCTACACCATCTTCGAGGATTCCGCGGCGATCATCGCCGCCCGCGAGATGAAACTTCAGATTCATTTCCACACGCGGACCGAAAACCCCGAAGTTCGGGAGTGACGCTATGCCGAAAATGCAGATCCGTGACGGCTACGAAGGCCACAAGCACCGGGGAGAAGAGGTCTTTCCCGGGGACGTGATCGAGGTCACGGCGCAACAGGCCGCATTTCTCACCAAGATCGGGGCGGCAGACCCGGTGAAGAAGACCGCCAGAAAGGCGGATTCAGCGCAGGAACCGGAAGAAGAAAATCAACCGGAGGGCGAGGAAACCTCTCCCCTCTCATAACCGTGAGGACCCTATCAGGGAGGTAAGGAAAAATGAGCCCATTGGCACCGGACAACACCAATCTACTTCTGGGCGCTGGGCAGGTCTTCTTCAAGCGGAGCGATGTGGACAAGGGATACGTCCATCTGGGCAACTGCACCCAATTCCGCGTCGAGTTCGAAGATGAGAAGCGCGAGGTCATCAACCGGATGACGTCGGCCCAGGGAACGTACCGGAAGGTCACGTCCAAGCGGACTGGCCGACTGAACATCATCGGCCAGGAGTTCAACCCCGACAACCAGGCCCTCGTGACCATGGGGTCGAAGACCGCACTCGCGCAGGGAGCCTCCAGCGTGACCGGAGAGGTTCTGGCCACCACAGCACAAGCCGTGGAGGGGGCCTACTACCGGACGGAGTACCGGAACATTTCCGCTGTCACGTTGACGCAGGGCACCACGTCTCTCGTCGAGGATGATGACTACGAGATCATCGACGCCACACTCGGCCTGATCCACATCCTCGAAGGTGGGGGCCAGTGGACGGACGGCGTCCAATTGGATGCCGACTACACGTATGCCGCCGACACCTCGACGGTCGTGCGTGGTGGCGACACGGGAGATATCTACGGCAGCTTCCTCTTCATCGGCGATCCCGCGGCTGGCCCGGCGATGGACGTCGAAATCTGGAACGTCAGCATCGAGCCCGAGGGCGGGCTCGATCTGATCGGGGACGATTTTCTGGAGTGGACTCTCAATTGCGAGATCCTCGACGACTCCGCAAATCACCCCACCGCGCCGTACTATCAGGCTGTGGACCGCGCCGATTATCGGTGATGACCGCAGCGTGAACTGATGAGGGTAGGTGAACCGGAGCCCCGGTAGAGATACCCTCTCTGCCGGGGCTCGTAACATCGAGGAGACGGAAGTGGAGACACCAAAAACGGTCGCGCTAGGAGGAAGGACATACATCGCCACACCGGAAGATGATATGACTTTCGATCAGTTTGCGTGGATCCAGAGCGCAGCCGACAAGGCCGGTCTCGGCCATGAACTGGTTGGCATGATCGCGGCGGTGATGGACAAGGCGGGCACGACGGAGGTCCCCCTGACGGAAAAGGAAGCCGAGGAGTTCACCCAGACTATCGTGAGCCGGTGCTACCGGGACCGGGCACACCTCGACGTGCTCGCGGGGATCCTCGTCGAAAAGGGCAAATCGTGGAACTACGAGGAAGCCCTGAAGACAAAGGAATTCCTTGGGAAGATGAAGGGTCGTGCCGATATCGAGATGGCAAACGTCGTGCTTGCCCAGGCGATCCTGGGTTTTTTCTGGAGCGGGCTCGTCTCTATGAAGAATTCCCCGAACTCTTTACTCCTGCGGGACGTCGTCGAGCGTCTGGAGCGGGAGGAGATGGAGCAGGAGAAAATGGAGAGCGAGTCCGGTCCGGTAAACGACTTGGAGACTTCAGGGTCGTAATTCAGGAACTCGCCGGTTGGGATCCCCTCCGGTATGACGAGGTGGCGAACAGCCGGATGCGGGATGGGTTGGAGGCATTTGTTCAGAGGGCGAGGGACCGTGCGCTTGAGCAGTACCGGCATGAACAGAGCCTATATGTGGCGGGCGGCTTGAAGAAAGCTCCCAAGCTCCCGCCAATATTGAGTAGGAGGGGGCGCGGATGAGCCCGATCAAAGGGCAAGCGACATTCGTCGTAAACTGGACCGCCAAGGGCATGGAGGCTGTCAACGCCTCGATGCAGCGGGTTCTCGCCCAGGTCAAAGGCGTCAAGCAGGAGACCAAATCCACCGCAAGGGCGGGCACCGAACTCGGTCGTTCCTTCCGAAACATCGCCCTTCGTACCATCGCCATCATCGGCCTCGTCCGGTCGTTCCGGCTGGTTACAGGGGCGTTCCGTGACGCCGTAACCGCGGGCATCGAGTACAACGAAACCATCGAACAATCCCGCCTCGCGATTGCCTCCCTCATCGCGGCTCAGGCCGATCTGGTCAAGGCAAACGGGGAGCAGTTGGAGGGTGTCGAGAAGCTCGATGCGGCCTACGAACTGGCGACCGATCAGGTCAGGAAGCTCCGTATCGCAGGAATCCAGACCGCGGCGACGACGAAGGAGTTGGTCGACGCCTTCCAACAGGCTGTGGGCGCCGGTATCGCCACGGGCCTCACGCTGGACGAGATCCGTACCGTCACGATCCGCATCGCCCAGGCGGCGGGCGCCCTGGGGGTCCCCTACCGGCAGTTGAACGAGGAAATCCGGTCCATCCTCGGCGGCATCATCGACCAGAACACGAGAATTGCCAAAGCTCTCGGGATCACGAACGAACAAATCAAGGCCGCGAAGGAGCAGGGGCGGCTGGCCGATTTCCTTCTGGAGAAGTTCGAAGCGTTCGGTGTCGCCGGGGAGCGGATCGTCGAAACATGGGCGGCGTTGAAATCCAACGTTAAGGAAACCTTGGAACTCTTCGCGGGGGAGGTGACGTTCCCGGCGTTCGAAGCGGTACGCACCCGGGGGCTGGAAGCGGTCCAGCGCATCTTCGATTTCGACACCGCCGAGATCAGCCAGGAATTCTCCGAGATCGTCCGAACTCTCCAGAACGTATTTGCAGGAGTTGGGGACCAGATTGCCGGGGCTTTCGAGCGAGCCCTGGATCTGGCGGTTCAACTGAATGGCTGGCTGGCCGATAACCGGGAACAGGTTTCAAAGACGGTCTTCGCCATGGGGGAACTGGTGAACGGCGTCTATACCCTGATTGCCGGGGTGACGAAAGTCGGGCTGACTCTCGGAAAGTGGTCCGTGGAATTGGGGGCATCGGCTCAACTCGTCGAAACCATCGCCGACGGGCTGAAGACCATCGGGCGAAGCAAACTGCTCTCCGCTCTCACGTTCGTTGGCGTCGGCGCCGGAGTATTGGCTCTCCTGAATGCCGTCTTTGGCGGGACGGCGGTGGCCGTAGCGGGGCTGGTGGTGGTGATGACGGGCCTGATCTCCCAGATCGATGCGCTGCACGATTCGGCGTCCGAAGCTGCGGATGAAGTCACCCGGATGAACGATGCCCAGACCCAGGCGTTGACCGGCGCAGCCGATAGCGCACGGACCGCCAAGGCTCTGGGGGACGAATACGAACGGATCGCCACGGCGCTCCGAGCGGGCAAGGTGGAGACCGACAAGGTCGAAGATGCCCAGCGGAGGTTGGAAGCGATCCAGGGGCAACTGGCCAGGATCGCGCCGGAATATGCCCAGGCCGTGATCGATGCCACGGACGCCGAGGGATCCTACGCCGAGGCGATCAAGGAAACAATCCGACTTGAACGGGCGAAGCTCCAGGCCCAGATCATCAACAATCGGTTCCTCGCGGCCGAGGCCCAGGCGCGGCTGCGTGATTTGCAGAGAACGCCGGAAACTGAACCATGGACAATGCGGCCTCTGGCCCAGGTAGCATATGAGTGGATAAAGGGATTTGGGAGAACAGCCGAAATCGAGGCATTGAACCGGCAGTTGGAGGATCTCGAAGAGAATACGCTCCAGCTTCGGGAAACCATGGCGATCCTCGACAAAATCCTCCTCGGCGAAGAGTTCGAACTGGTGGGGCCGGGCCAGGAGGATGCGGGGGATAAGCTGAAGAATCTCCGGGCCAGCATCGATCTGGAAATCGAACGGATCAAAAACCGGCTGAAGGAAGAGGAGGCCGTTCTCAAGGCCCAATTCGACAAAAACCTCATCTCCTACGTCTCCTACTACGACCAACTGAACTACATCCAACAGGCCGCGCTCCGCGAGCAAATTGATCTCTACGAGCAGTTGGCACTCGCAGAATTCGAGGATCCCGAGAAACAGTCCGCGGCCCGGCAGAAGATTCTCCAGTTGGAGACCGACGCCAGGATCAAGCTGATCGAGAACGAGACCGCCCGCCGTGAGCTTGGGCTCAAGTTCGCGGATGATGCGGCGAAGATCGAGGCCCGGTTCCTTGAGGCCATCGGCCAACAGGCCGAAGCGACCCGGTTGAAGCTGGAAAACGAATTCCGCGAGACGA